CAATTTTTCAATTTTTCAATTTTTCAATTTTTCAATTTTTCAATTTTTCAATTTTTCAATTTTTCAATTTTTCAATTTTTCAATTTTTCAATTTTTCAATTTTTCAATTTTTCAATTTTTCAACCTACCAGGATGACCCATGGTCTAACCTACCAAAATGACCCATAACCCAAATTAAACAATGTGACACACTCGAACAGTTAACTTGTATACTCGCCCCACTATGAATCTTTCATTGGACCCCTCTACTGGGTATGCAGTAGACCGCAAGGGCAACCTCGTATTACCCTCAGAACCACCTTCCCTTCCGGAGTGGTTGTCCCCACCGCGCCCACCACCCGCACCCTTATCCCCCGCATTGATTCAGGAGCGCAGCAGCCTTAGAGCGGCCCAGATGGATGCTGTGTTTGTTCACCTCATTGATCGCATATCGGAGGGGGAGACAATCAAGGACATACTAAGATCAGATCCAAGGGGTGTGACCTATCGTGAGATGATGGTGTGGATACGCATCGACCCTGATCGAAGGAACAAGTATGAGGATGCCATCAAGATCAGGGCAGAGGGGATCATTGACGAGGTGATCAAGATTGCAGATGCTGTTGACAGTTTGGAGGATGTGGCCCGCTCGAAGACGCGCATCGACACCCGGTTGAAGATCGCGGGGTTTGACAATAAGGAGCGTTTTGCCCCAACCCAGACGATCAACGTCAACACCGAGATCAGCATAACCCGAGTGAACTCTCGACTCGATGCTGCCATCGCCAGAGCGATGCTGCCTAAACCCGATGATGTGGAGGATATAGAGTGCAGAAACCCATCTTAGGGCCAGAGGGTGAAGAGAAGCTGATGTATCAGATGTGGTCACCCCACATCGCCAACGATCCGGAAACGTTCGTCATGTTTGCGTTTCCATGGGGCGTGAAGGACACCCCGTTGGAGAGATTCAACGGACCTCGCAGATGGCAAAGGAACGAGCTTCGAAAGCTTGCCCAGAATATCAAGAACAACAACGGGTCGTTGACCAAGGATGCGTTGCGCGAAGCTGTTGCCAGTGGTCGTGGGATAGGTAAGAGCGCACTCGTTGCGTGGTTGATCTTGTGGATGCTGACCACTCGGGTAGGCTCTACAGTGATCGTCAGTGCCAACTCGGAGAACCAGCTACGCACTGTCACCTGGGGTGAACTGACGAAGTGGACAACCATGGCTGAAAACTCCCACTGGTGGGAGATCAGCGCCACCAAACTGGTGCCCGCTCAGTGGGTCACCGATATAGTGGAGAGGGACCTGAAGAAGGGCACTCGTTATTGGGCTGCTGAAGGTAAGCTTTGGAGCGCAGAGAACCCCGACTCCTATGCCGGCGCCCATAACATGGACGGTATGATGGTGATCTTCGATGAGGCCAGCGGGATACCCGATAGCATATGGAGCGTGGCTGCTGGCTTCTTTACCGAGAACATCTCTGACAGGTACTGGTTCGCGTTCTCCAACCCCCGGCGCAACGAGGGCACGTTCTTCGAGTGCTTCAACGCCAAGCGGGACTTCTGGAGCACGACTCAGATTGACGCCAGGACCGTGGAGGATACCGATAAGGGGATATACAAGCAGATCATCGAGGAGTATGGGGAAGACTCGGCACAAGCCCGTGTTGAGGTCTACGGCGAGTTCCCCGTGGTTGGTGATGATCAGTTCATATCCCCTGTTCTTGTCGATCAAGCGTTCGCCAGAGGGAAGTGGCAGGATGAGACAGCACCTGTGGTGATCGGGGTAGACCCTGCGCGTGGCGGCGCCGACTCCACAGTCATCGTGGTGCGTAGGGGACGCGACATCCTGTCGATCAAGCGGTATAAGGGTGAAGACACCATGACCATCGTCGGGCGCGTCATAGAGGCCATAGAAGATCACCGTCCTGCACTCACTGTCATAGACGAGGGTGGGCTGGGCTATGGCATCCTTGACAGGCTCACAGAGCAGCGGTACAAGGTAAGAGGGGTGAACTTCGGGTGGGCTAGTAGCAACTCGAACGCTTGGTTGAACAAGAGGGCTGAGATGTGGACAACCATGAAGACTTGGTTGAAAACGGCCAGTATTCCTGTGGATAAGATGCTGAAGAATGATCTGATTGGGGTGAAGAATAAGCCAACTTCGAGTGGTGTGATCCAGCTTGAGAGCAAAAAGGACATGAGATCGCGTGGGTTGGCAAGTCCCGATGCTGCAGATGCTCTAGCTATCACTTTTGCGTTCCCGCTGGCCCATAGATCGGAAAAAGTTGACAAGGTGGTAAAATCGTCCTATTCTTCGCAAGGCATCTCCACCGGTTGGATGAGTCATTAACCCGACAGGAGTCATCATGGCGACAAAACCTAAACCGTTCGAGCGTTCCAAGAAGGACACTGAGAAAAAGGCTCCGGGTAAAGAGGGCAGTAAGCGAGAAGAACGCTTCGATGCCAAACAGAAGAAGAAATAGCCATGCCACTTGCCAAATCTCCCTCACCTAAGGTATTTTCCAAGAATGTAGCTGCCGAAATGAGGGCTGGCAAGCCTCAGAAACAGGCTGTGGCTATCGCATACTCGGTCAAACGCAAGGCTGAGAGCAAGTCACCACCCAAGGGTAAATAATGGCAAACTCGCGAACTGATCAGGAAATTCTCTCAATTGCCCGCAAACGTCTGGATATGGCTATAAACGCCTATTCAGAAAGCCGTGAGGATGAGATGGATGACGTGAAGTTCGCGGCAGGATCTCCGGACAACCACTGGCAGTGGCCAGCTGATGTCTTGCAGACCCGTGGGGCTGTGCAGGGCCAGACAATCAACGCAAGACCTTGCATAACCATCAACAAGCTTCCTCAGCACATCAAGCAAGTCACCAACGAGCAGCGGCAGAACCGTCCGAGCGGGAAGGTGATCCCGGCCAGTGATGATGCGAATGAAGACATAGCTGAAATCTTTGATGGCATCATTCGGCATATTGAATACATTTCAGACGCTGACGTAGCGTATGACACCGCCTGTGAGAATCAAGTGACTCAGGGCGAGGGCTATTTCCGGATTCTCACGAAATATTGTGATGATGCCTCATTTGACCAAGACATATTTATCGGGCGGGTCCGGAATTCATTCAGTGCTTATCTGGACCCTTTGATCCAGGACCCCTGCGGCGCCGATGCCGAGTGGGGATTTGTGACTGAGGATATCCTCAAAGAGGAGTTCGAGGTCAAATACCCGAATGCCAAACCGTTATCGAGTCTCCAGCAACAAGGTGTTGGTGATCAGAATTTGTCTCAGTGGATCAGTGAAGCGACTGTCAGGATTGCGGATTATTACTATGTAACCCACGAGCGCGTCACGCTGAATTTGTACCCCGGTAATCGATCCGTGATAGCAGGTTCTCCTGAGGATAAACAAGCCCAAATAATGGGTCTGAAACCCATCAAATCCCGACAAGTCGATGTGAGGAGGATTAAAGCCCTCAAGATCAATGGGTACGAGGTTTTGGAGAGCAGTGATTGGGCCGGGAAATACATCCCCATTATTAGGGTGGTTGGTAATGAGGTCGAGGTCGAAGGTAGACTCTATCTCTCGGGTATTGTTCGCAACGCGAAGGACGCACAGCGAATGTACAACTACTGGGTATCGCAAGAGGCCGAAATGCTGGCCTTGGCGCCGAAAGCACCATTTATTGGGTATGGGGGCCAGTTCGAAGGGTACGAGAACCAGTGGAAGACCGCTAATACCCAAAATTGGCCCTATCTGGAGGTCAATCCAGACGTTACTGATGGTCAGGGTAGTGTTCTCCCCCTCCCTCAGCGTTCACAGCCTCCTATGGCCTCTAGCGGCCTCCTGCAGGCTAAAGCAGGGGCATCTGATGATATCAAGTCAACCACTGGTCAGTATGATTCGTCTCTGGGTCAAACATCGAACGAACGTTCTGGAAAAGCTATCTTGGCTCGTGAACATCAGTCTGATACTGGCACTTATCACTACGTTGATAATCTGGCCCGCGCTATTCGCTATGGCACTCGCCAGATCGTGGATCTGATTCCCAAGATCTATGACACCCAACGAGTTGCCCGAATCATCGGCATTGATGGCAAGGTTGACAAAGCCGAAGTCAACCCACAGCAACCCCAGGCAGTTAACAAGATCGTGGACGAGCAGGGCATCACGATCAGGAAGATATATAACCTTGGTGTCGGCAAGTATGACGTTCGAGTCACTACCGGTCCAAGCTATGTGACTAAGCGCCAAGAGACTCTTGAGGCAATGAGTCGCTTACTGCAAGGTAATCCGGAACTCTGGAAGGTGGCGGGTGATCTGTTCATCAAGAATATGGATTGGCCCGGTGCCGAAGAAATGGCAGCGCGATTCGCTAAGACCATCGACCCGAAACTTCTGCAGGGTGATGACCAATCTCCTGAAATGCAAGCTGCTCAACAACAGATGCAAGCAATGGCCCAAGAACTTGATCAACTCCATGGGATGCTCAAGAATGTCCAACAGTCGTATGAGGCGAAGACGTTGGAGAATGACCACTTCAAGGCAGATATTCAAGCCTTCGATGCGGAAACCAAACGACTTACCGCTCTGGCCGGTGCTGCTGCTTCCACTCCCGTTTCCCCAGATCTGCAAGCAGTTGTCGCACAGTACGTGAGAGAAATTTTGGCCCAACCAAACCTCGAAGAAGAGGAACCCGTGTCTTTTGAGGCCGGTGAGCGTCACGGTCAAATGGAACAGCAAGCCCCGATGCCAATGCAACAACCTGGAGTACCCCAATGAGTAATTACAAGGCAATATCAGCCACAAGCCAAGTCAAATTGATGGGTGGAAAACTGAAGAGTATCTTCGTGTCAAGCGCAGGGAGTACCCCAAAGATCACCGTGTACGACTCAGGCATTGCCAGTACCAGTGATCCTGTGGTTATCGCCGAGTTTGTGCCCGTGTCTGCTACGGTCTACAACTTTGGGTTCGACGGTCCGATGACAAATAACGGCATCTATGTCGTTCTCGCCGGCACGATCACAGCTACCGTAATATTTGAGTAATTTATGTCCCTACCTGACATCAAGATTTCTGAGTTGCCTCACGCAACTCTGCCACTTGGTGGCACGGAGGCCATGCCTGTTGTTCAGGGCAATGTAACTAAACAGGCTCCTGTTTCTGCAGTAACCGGCCCTCCCGGCCCCACTGGTGCCACAGGTCCCACTGGCGCAACTGGAACTACCGGTCCCACTGGTTCTGTTGGTCCCACAGGCCCAACTGGTGCAACCGGGGCTACTGGTGCAACCGGGGCTACTGGTGCAACCGGGGCTACTGGCGCAACTGGGGCTACTGGTGCCGGGGCTACTGGTGCAACCGGGGCTACTGGCCCTGCCGGTCCGATGAGTGGCCCATCGTCAGCTATTGATGGTAATTTCGCATCGTTTGATGGAGTTACCGGAGCGATACTTAAAGACAGTGGTGTATCTGCCGCGAGTGCGTTTGTCCCTTACACAGGAGCGTCAAGTGCGGTTGATCTTAACAACAAGTCGCTCGTCAATGTAAGTCATTTGGGGATTGGCACAGCTGTTGTTCCCACTATCCTGAGTCGGTTCGTTGGGGATAACGGCGCGAATTCTAGGTCATCTATTCGGGGCTATTCTAGCGATGCTAATAGCTCTTCTTGGAGGCTGACCAAGTTCCGGGGTGCAGTTGCCACTCCGCAGGTTCCCCAAAGTGGGGATAGCCTGGGCAAATTTGAGTTTGCGGGATATACAACTACCTCCTCAGATGGTCTGCCCAGTGCTACGTTGGAGGCAGTCACTACGGAAACATGGGGCGCTACCGCAAGAGGCACAAAAGTACAGCTCAAGGTCACCGCAAATACGACGACTACTCAAGTCGTTGCGATGACGATAGACCAAGACAAGAGTCTAACTCTTCCGGGGGCACTAAGTGTCACAGGGCATACGACCTTTGAGGGTGTTACAAGCACTGGAGCTACCGGTACAGGCAAGCTTGTCTACGACACAAGCCCAACGTTGGCTACGCCGCTATTAGGCACACCGACTAGCGGTAACTTCTCCACAGGCACCTTTACCTGGCCTACATTCAATCAGAACACTACTGGCTCTGCTGCCACGCTCACCACATCTAGGAACATTGCGGGAGTCAGTTTCAATGGCTCTGCTGATGTCGCTATCCCTCTGGATAACCTATCTGATGTCACTATTGCGAGTCCAGTTGTAGATGAGATCCTGAAATATAACGGGGCTAATTGGGTCAATGGGGCCGCATCCTCCATCAGTGCTGGATACGGCATTGAGTACTTTAACGCTACCCCACAGATCACCGCAGCGGGCACGAATAACGCCATAGCTATATTCACGTTATCGGCGACACCTATCACCACTACCGAGCAGACGACAACCTCCACTTCAATAGTTGGGACAGCAGTATCGACTTCTTGGCTATCTACGGCACTCGGTAGAACTACTATTGACGCTGGTTCTTGGGACTACACAGTGTTCGCTGGAGTGAGTAGTGTGGGTGGGGCGACGACAACCCTCTCCCGGCAGATGTATGCTGCGTTGCCCTTTGTGACAGGGACTGTAACCACAACAGGCACAGGCACTACTAGAACCGCAACTGCCTCAGCGGGAACGCCATTCGCTACCTCTGCGATAACCGCCTCGGGGACTGTCACCCTGGCGTCCTATCTTCAGACACCGCAGGGCTTGTATCAAATCTCCGCAAGAACCTCTGACACGGTAGTGACGATAGTTACACTATCCACCTACGCTAACGAGTCTGCGGTGGCCGGTACGGTCTGGAAGTTGTTATTCGCCACAGGCCAAACCCCCAATCTGACGACGACGATAACTCAGTACGACATTCTCACTGTCCAGCCAGCGTTCACGATAACCACTGCTACTAAGCTAGGGGCCATCACTTTCATTACCGGCACCAATGCTGGCCGAATAGTGACCACGACGTTCAATGGCACTACGCGAAATACGCATATGGCTTCGCCATTGGCTATCCTGCACAACCAGTTAGGCGGGCTGCAAGGCGGTACCTCGAATGAGCAGTACCATCTGACAGATGCAGAGTACACCGGGACGGGAACCGGGAACTTTGTGAGGCTAAATAGCCCGACGCTGACGGGTACGCTGAGTGCGAGTGGTGATGCCTCTATCGGTGGTACTGCTGCGGCTCACCAAGTAGAAATAAGCGGAAACGGCACCGGTACTGGGGGCGGGGCGGGTATCGTAATAAGGAACGCGGGCGGGGCTAATACAAGTCTAGGTAATTATTCTTTCTTGACTGGTACAGCCTACTCAGATGTAAGTCGCCTTTCCGCAGAGAACGGGCTTACTATCGGGAAGTTTAGCGGCCTTACTACATGGCTTGCTATTAACGGCACAACCGGCGCAATCACCACCAACAACAACACCCTCAACACCGGCTCTGGCTCCATCACCACCACCGGGACGCTGAGTGCAGGAGCTACGAGTGTTACTACGCTGGCGGCGAGTGGTGATGCAACACTGTCGCAAACCTACTACAACCTCGGATCGAGTTTAGGTGGTGGCGCTGGTTGGTATCAAGGCTACAACATCACTAACGCTACAGGATATAAAAATCTATTAACCGGGGCAGTAGGTGGCTGGGCGTATGCTTCTGGCGACATTGTTGCATACACCAACACAAGTCAAACCGCAGGGACGGCAGCAGTTGAGCGACTGAGAATAAGCACAGCGGGAGTCGTCACCATCCCGGGGGCGCTGGGGCTTGGCAGAGCGCCTACAACAAAACTCGACCTTTACGGCGACGATCAAGTGCTCGGGATCATTCAAGACCCCGGAGCCAGTGGCAACTCAACCATAAATATGACTGCCGCTGGTGGGGCGAATTACAGCGCACTCACGCTTGACGGGCTGAGTATCTATAAGCGTACCGATGGTGGGGCCGTGATTCATATTGGCCCTGACACTGTAGCCGCCAACGCAACAGCAAAATTTAATACCTCCACAGGAGCCATCACCATCCCGGGGATGCTGAGTACGGGTAATTCTGCTTCACAGAATACACTAAAAATTACAGGGCTGTCTACTGCGAATATGAGTCCTGCGCTGTCTCTGTATAGAGTAGGAACCGCCGAATGGCTGATAGCCGCAGGGGGGGGAGCAACCAGTGACTTGACATTTGCGGTAAACCCTGCTGGATATTCAGACGCCCAGATAGGTGCAGCAGCCAAACTATCTATAAACGCCTCAACAGGGTACATTCACCTTGGCCCCGCACCCTCAGATGGTAATCCAAAGGCCCAAGCACCAGTTCATATTCAAGGTGGATCGGCCCAAGGCCCAAGCATTACCGCGACAGCCACCCAGTTGCGGCTATCTCGCAGTGGCACAGGAGGGACGAAGTACAGCACCAATGTTGACTTCGCACTTGGCACCTACGCAGCGGGGTTGAACTCTCTAACTCAGTTGGATATCAAGCTGTCCAATGGCGGGTTCAACTCGCCGGACATGACGGTGATGACGCTAAAAGGGGATGGAACAGTAACCGCTGCGACCTTTGTTGGCCCACTTAATGGCACTGCCAGTGCTGTCTCTGGCCGGGTAAATAGTGCAGGGAGTAGTGGTAACTGGAATACCGACTTTGCTAATACTCCAGTCTCTACCACCCTATTTCACGGTGATACCAATGCCTCTACTAATGGCCCCGGTGGGTGGTGGTTTCACCAGAGCTATCGCCACAGTAATGCCTCTCTTCAATGGGGCACTCAAGTCGCGTGGGGATGGGAAGATAACGCCTGCAAACTTGCACAAAGAAATGTAAGCGGGGGGTCATGGGGGTCTTGGGTTTATTACCTGAATAGCGGCAACTACACCAGCTATGCGCCGTCCCTTACTGGCACTGGTGCTTCAGGGTCTTGGGGTATTAGCGTTACAGGCAACGCCGCTACTGCCACAACAGCCACCTATTTGAGTGGTACTTCGCAAACTTCCCTGATTGCCGGAAAATGTAATACAGCGGTGCTAGTCGTAGACTCTTCGGATACCGGATCGTTCTCTGTTAGAGGCGATTCCGGTCACTCCGCAGCGATGTCATTTCACCGGGTCGGTGCTTACGCGATAAATTTCGGACTCGACACTGACAACATTATGAAGTTGGTCGGGTGGTCGGGTGGCACAACCCCTCGCTTCACTTCTGATACGGTAGGTAATTTTGTGGCGTCTGGAAACGTCGCTGCGTATTCAGACGAACGGCTCAAGAAAGATTGGGGCTGTTTGGCAGACAACTTTGTAGCCAAGTTGGCCGATATTAAATCAGGCACCTATACCCGTATTGACAACGGATTGCGGCAGGTCGGCGTATCGGCTCAAGCCCTCCAGACCTTGTTGCCTGAAGCGGTTATTACCGACTGCAATGAAATGCTGACCGTGAACTACGGCAGTGCAGCCCTTGCAGCTTGCGTGGCACTGGCAAAAGAAGTGGTGGAACTTCGCGCTGAGATTAACGCGCTGAAGGCGGCAAAATGACGCTACCAGCATCAGGCTCGATCTCATTAAGTCAGGTCAACTATGAGTTGGGACTCTCTACGACGGCTTATAGCACTATGGATGATGCTGCGGTGCGAAGCCTGTTCGGAGTGGCAAGCGGCGCTATCTCTATGAGTAGCGGGTACGGGAAGTCCACAGTAAAAGTAATAAGCAGCACTGCCAATGTGCCCGGTGGTGGAGCGCAGATTATATCTTTCTGTCTTTCTAGGGATGGTAGAAAAGCCTATGCCTTTGCTTATGTGAGCTACCCAGCAGCATACCCATTTTATAAATCAACAGATGGTGGCACTACTTGGACATCCTATACCAATCCCGGCATTAACGTTGCACAGGAAATGTGCTGCTCCAGTGATGGTACTAAAGTATATGCTACCGGATATCCGGGCTATATTTGGTCAAGTAGCAATAGCGGGACATCATGGACTCAAAATACTTCTGGGTTGCCTAATACTTATTGGAGAAGTATTTGCTGCTCTGCCGATGGTGCCATTGTGTATGCTATAGCCAATGGCGAGTACGGGGTCTATAGAAGTTTGGATAGTGGAGCCAATTGGTCATTACTAAGCTATACAGACACTTTGTATTACTCGGTTGCCTGTTCAGCAGATGGTTCCAAAGTAGTTACTTGTCGTGGTTACTCTCGGGAGCTTATAGTTAGTTCTAACTATGGTGTTACTTGGGCCAGTAAGACAATGACAATATCAGAACCCATCGGCTATCCACCCGATAACGTATCAATGTCTAATGATGGCACGAAGATAGCTGCTTGTCCACAAAACATATCTAGCTATATATACGTTAGCTCGGATTCAGGCAATACATGGACAGAACGAACTACACCTTTGACCCGCACTTATAACGTGAGAATATCAGGTGACGGTTCTAAGATAATTGTCTCTGAAGGATATGGAACGCATAGGGTTCTGTATAGTTCAGACAATGGGGTAACTTGGACAACAATACTAAGTCTTAGCCAAGATGCACAGAAAAATATAGCACTATCCGATAACGGAAACGCGATTATTGCGGTAAATGCTTCTATCGGGACTACCACTATCTATACCTACAAATAGGAGGACTAAGTATGGAATTCACATTCAAAATAGAAAATTACTACCCTTATGAAAATAGGCTATTTGTGTTGTACACACCGATAGATGTACTTTTAGAGCCTATGGGGGGATGGGTCTACATTACGGCAAGCATGACGGAGAGCGAAATTCAAGATGCAGTTGTTGCCGCAGCACCCATCGACAGGTGGGGCGTCACCAAAAATGTATTTGCTGGCAATATGGTTGGGTACACCAATACTGGCGTAAAGGTTCAAGGCGCTCCGTCTGAAATACCAGAACCTACCATAGCGGAATTAGCAGCCGAGTTTCAACGATCAGTAGTGTGTAGTGTGCAAAACCGACTAGATAGTTTTGCAGCTACAAAAAACTACGACGGCATTCTCTCGGCTTGCTCTTACACCACCAGTGCTGTTCCCAAATTTGCCGCCGAGGCTCTGTATTGCAGTTCAGTTCGGGATGCAACATGGGCGGCGCTGTATCAGGGTCTTGCAGAAGTTGAAGTTGGCACTCGCCCAATGCCTAGCACCTACGCAGAAGTTGAGCTTCTTCTACCTCCACTGGAATGGCCTCTATGAAAGCCCGCCTACTCCTGATCCTGATCCAGCTTGATGTGCTGCTGATGGTGACCCTGTTCGGTGGCAAGCGCAATGAAACCCTATCGGCAGCGGCGTGGGTTCTGCGCGAGGACGGCAAGTGGGCTGGCCGGTTGTTTGTGCCACTGATCGACTGGCTGATGACATGGATCGAGCGCGATCACTGTCAGGTGAGTTGGCTGGTTGAAAAAGACTTCTACCCGAAAGATTGATATGGATGAACCAATTTTGCTGCGCCGAGCCGGGGACGGTAAAGAAGACTGTCCTGTGGGCGGCTGCAAGGCGATGGAAGTGCTGGAGTGGAGGTTCAATTTGAATCACGAACGCATGGATCGGATCGAGGCCAAGCTGGATCAGAACTGCGCTGATACGACTGAGGTGCTGGACATCCTGCGCTTGGGTAAATCATTTTTCCGGCTGGCCGGGTACTTTGGTGCGGTGGTCAAGTGGGTTCTAGGTATTGCCACTGCTGTGCTGATCTTTTGGGTGGCGCTTAGAGGGGTACCAAAATGATTGATTTGCTGTGGGACGCGCTGGCTGAGTGGCTTGATTTCTGGGGGAGCATTCTGCGATGACTCCAGAGCAACGCACTGTCGTTCTTGCGCTGGCAACTGCCTTGGCCGTGCCATGCGAGGGACTGCGCCAGTATGCGTATCGGGATGTGACGGGCTTGCCCACGATCTGCATGGGGGCCACCCGAGTGTTTGAGCGCGGGGTCGAAATTGGGGACTACTTTTCAGTGGCGCAGTGCAAAGAATTGCTTACCAAGGAGATGCTCAATGTCATATCAGCCGTGGACAAATGCAGGCCGGGGTTACCGCCCCGTGTCCTCGCGGCGTTTAGTGATGCCGCATACAACATCGGAGCCACCGTCGCCTGCGATACCCACAAGTCCACCGCTGCTAGAAAACTCAAGGCCGGTGACTACGTTGGCGCTTGCAATGAGTTGCCCAAGTGGGACAAGGCCAGAGTGGCCGGTGTGCTGGTGAGCTTGCCGGGGCTGACAAAGAGGCGGGAGATGGAGCGTGAGCTATGTTTGACATAACCCAATGTGTAGCAGTGGCAGTGGTGGCCGCAGCACTGGGATTTAGTGCCGGGTGGAAAGTGACAGATTGGCGCTATGGCGCAAGGGAGAAAGATCGTGCTGAACAGGTACTGGTTGATGAGCGACTTACGGCGACGGCGGCAATCAGACGCAGCGATGCCGTGGCGGCTGCACAAAATGCTGCGACTGTGCGGCTGGCTAGGCTGCGAGTGGATGCTGCTGGTAGCCGTACTGCTCTTATCAGCCTGTATGACGCCGCCACCAGTGCCCTGCTTAGTGCAGAAACTTCCCACTCCTCCTGCATTGACAGAGCCGCTGCCTCCGCAAACGTACTAAAACTCTTGGCGGGATTATTTTCGATACCACGTTGAACAAGCTCTGCGTTGGCGGCGCTTCAGCGTGGGAAGTCGTTACTTCAGTCTAATTTTCAAAGGATTCATCATGGCAATCACCAAAACAACCCAGCCCTACGAATTTCTGGTTCGATGGACAAATGGCAGCGTCACCGGAGCGCATATCCGATTTCTGGAAACGCTTGCAGAAGATGGCGTGACCATCAGCGAAAAAGAAGGCAACGCACAAGCAGTGAGTCTTGCCGGGGAAGTCGGTTACCCTATCGCTGACGTGCTTAGTCTTGTGCAATCTACTGCGTTGTCTGATCTTGCAACCGCACAGGCCGCACTAGCCACAGCGCAAGCAAAAGTCACAGAGCTACAGGCCAAGATTGATGCCTACACGCCACCTGTTAGCACTACCCCAACAGTGCCAACGTCGATCACGATGCGGCAAGCACGGCTGGCACTACTCGGTGCGGGTCTGCTCGATACTGTCAACGCTAGCATGGCTGGTATGGGCCAAGCGGCGCAGATAGAGTGGGAGTTTGCATCTGAAGTGCAGCGTAGCAACCCACTGATCGGGGCGATGGCAGCAGCACTGGGCATGACGGACGCGCAGCTTGATGATTTGTTTACTCTCGGGTCAACCTTATGAAATATCTCCTGCTACCCTTGGTTCTACTCACCGGCTGTGCTTCGCAGAATTACACCAGCTATATTGCTGCTGAGACTGCACGCCATACTGCCGAGGGCGAGAAATACAAGGCAATGGCAGCGATTGCCGCTACCGGCTCAGACACAGCCAAAGTCGCCGCTGTAATGGCGATGGCGATGGGGCAGTCAGGTCAGGGCCAGCAGACGCAGGCTCCCGTAAATGAGGCTTTGCAGTGGGCCTCGATCCTTGTGCCGTCAATCACGCAAGTGGTTGGTATGAAATATCAGTATCTGAGCCAGCAAAACGCAAGTAATAACGCCACCGCAGTGGCAGTCAGCACCAACGAAACGATGGCGGGAATAGCTGGCAAAATCCAAGCGCCTGTGGCTAATATCACCACCACAACAACGCTCTCTGGCACCGGTAATCTCGGCAGCGGTTCCTACACGACCAATGCCAATCCGGTGCTTAGTGGCACTGGCACGCTCGGCAGCGGAGCCTATAGCACCGTGGACAATCATTCAGTTGACAACCACACAATCACTCCGACGCCTGTCACGGTCATAACCCCGGTAGTCATCACCCCCGTCACACCCACAGTGCCGGTAGTTATTGTCCCGCCTGTAACGCCCATTGTCCCTGTCATCCCAACAGTGCCGGTCATTATTACGCCGGTAGTCAATACACCAACAACTGTTGTGTGCACCGTCTTAGCGGGAGTGACCTCGTGCAACTAAAATGCGTGAACATAATAACCGTACTAGTTCGGCTAACTAGGGATTCGAAGGAATCAAAATGCTAGATGAAGTTGTAGTAGCGGAAGTACCCGCGCCAGAACCGGTTGTCACGGCGACATCGGCGACGGATGGTAGTGCGCCGGTTGTAGACACACCAGTTGTCCCACCCAAGACCTTCTCACAAGAGGAGTTGGATGCGGCAATCGGGAAAAGGCTTGCAAGAGAGCAGAGAAAATGGGAACGTGAACATCAGATTGCAGCCACACCACCTCCGGTGGATGTTGCCCCTGTCGATCAATTTGACTCTGTTGAAGCTTATGCTAAAGCAGTTGCCGAAAAGACCATCGAGCAGAGGGAAGAAATGCGGAGGCAGTCCGATGTCATCGAGCATTATCGTGAGCGTGAAGAGGAAGCGCGGAGTAAGTACGACGACTTTGACCAAGTTGCCTACAACCCCAAACTTATGATCACATCCGCGATGGCGCAGACGATCCAGCAATCTGATATGGGTACGGACGTGGCTTATTACCTCGGGTCGAACCCCAAAGAGTCGGAACGTATCTCCAAACTCGCGCCCTTTCTGCAAGCTAAGGAAATCGGGAAGATTGAAGCGAAGATCGCATCAGATCCCCCGGTAAAGAAAGTATCAAGTGCGCCAGCACCTTTTACTCCTGTTTCGTCCGGAGGGGGTAGCAATACTCCTAGTTACGACACCACTGATCCTCGCTCGATTTCATCGATGACGACTTCTGAATGGATCGCGGCTGACCGGTTGAGGCAAGAGAAAAAATGGGCAGCGCAATATTCCCGCTAACTTCAATTTTAGGAGCCAATCATGGCCGGTAATTCAATTCTCACGATTGACATGATCACAAGGAAAGCCCTTGAGATCTTGGAAAACAACCTTGTTCTGTCCCGGAACATCAATCGCCAATACGACGACTCGTTCGCCGTTGTCGGCGCGAAGATCGGTTCCACACTGCGTATCCGTCTTCCGGATCGCGCTTTGGTTACTGATGGCGCTGCCTTGCAGGTCCAGGACGACAATGAGCAGTTCACAACGCTGCCCGTGGCGACCCAAAAGCACATCGGCATTAACTTCACCTCTGCTGAGTTGACGATGCAGTTGGACGACTTCGCAGAACGTGTACTCAAGCCACGTATTTCGCAGTTGGCCTCCTCCGTCGATGCTGATCTGGCGACGGTCTATAAGAATGTCTATAACTCTGTCGGCACCCCCGGCACTGTTCCGTCAACTTCTTTGGTGCTGTTGCAAGGCCAGCAGAAACTCAATGAGTTTGCAACCCCTATGTCCCCCCGCTATGCCACTGTCAATCCTGCTGCGAATGCCGGGTTGGTTGAAGGCATGAAGGGTCTATTCAATCCGGGTGGCACTATCTCTTCGCAGTTCAAGAACGGCATGATGGGCACGGGCGTCTTGGGTTATGACGAGATTAACATGTCTCAGTCGATTCAGGTTCATACCACGGGCGCTTGGGGCACCACGATCACTAGCACCGGAACTCTGTCTACTCAAGGTCAGGCAACGCTGCCGATCAGCTTCACTGGTTCTGCCCAGACCTGGAAACAGGGCGATGTGTTCACTATCGCTGAAGTCTATGCTGTGAACCCGCAGACTCGTCAATCAACTGGTTCGCTCCAGCAGTTTGTCGTGACTGAGGATGTCGCCAGTTCGAGCGCAACTGCAACGGTGAAGATCTCTCCACCTATCTACACAGCGGCCCATGCGTTGGCTACTGTGAATTCGTTCCCTGTTGCCGGTAAGGCGGTTACGATGTTGGGTACTCTCAGCACTCAGTATCCACAAAACCTGATCTACCACAAGGATGCGTTCACCATGGCTACTGCCGACTTGCTGCTGCCTCAGGGTGTCGACATGGCTTCGCGTCAAGTCCATAATGGCATTTCGATGCGGATCGTTCGTCAGTACGATATCAACAATGACCGGATGCCTTGCCGAGTTGATGTCCTCTACGGTTTTGCCGCGATTCGTCCAGTGATGGCCGCTCGTATCTGGGGCTAAGCCCTTAACCCTTTCAAACTTTAAGGAAAAATCATGGCACTCCCTTCCGTTGGTGGTGGTCGTCAAGTTGGCGACGGTAATCTCAATGAGGTTGTTCTCACCACATCCCCCGCTCCCGCAACTTTCACAGCAACTGCAACCGTCACTGTTGCTGACATTCTTAGCGGGATCATTTCCTGCAATAAGGGGTCGGACGCAGCTACGGCATTGACTTTGCCTACCGTGGCTGATCTTGAGGCTCAGTTGGTCAATGCCAAAGTCGGTAGCTGCTTCGATGTGGTTGTTCTGAATGTGGCATCCGGGACTTCTGCTGATGTTACGGTCACTACAAACACAGGCTGGACACTCTCTGGTCTGATGGTTGTGCAGAATGCGTCTTCTGCCGCATTCCGTGCCCGTAAGACCGACACTGGCACTTGGTCGTTGTACGCCATTTCGTAACCCAAAGCGGCCCCTAAAAAGGCCGCGAATCAAGGAAATATTATGGGCGACACAAAATCAATTGGTATCGCATATCGCGACCAAGACCTTGACGGGTCTACCATCTCAAACTCCACTCTCTCGAATTCCACCATCAATGCCTCATCGGTTGGGGCTAGTGGTGGCACGGTGGGTTTCTATGGGACTACCCCTATCGCAAAACCTGCGGCACTGACTGCACAACTCACTACCATCACGATTACGGATGCTGTGGGAACACCGGACTATGCTTTGTCAGCGTTAACCACTACTCTTCCTTATGGGTTGGCTACTGCTGCTGAGGCCATTACTCTGATGTATGTCATCAAGAATCTTCAGGTTCGAATGGCTGAGTTGGAGACTAAGGTGGTTGCTCTCGGCCTAGTGGCCTAAATCAAGTGCGCTCCCTCGGGGGCGTACTTTAGGAGAACAAGATGGCAACAGCCGGTGATCAAATCAATGGCGCGTTCCGACTGATAGGAATGTTGGCTGAGGGTGAAACACCCTCTTCTGAATCAACGAATGATGCTCTCTTCGCACTGAATCAGATGATCGACTCTTGGAATACAGAGCGACTATCTATATTCAGCACCCAAGATCAAATATTCTCGTGGCCCGCCTCCATAAGCACACAGACTCTTGGTCCGACGGGAGACTTTATCGGGCACCGTCCGATCTTGATTGATGACGCTACTTACTTTCGCGATCCAACCAATGGGGTGTCTTACGGGATCAAGATCATTAACCAGCAGCAGTATGATGGTATTGCTGTAAAGACAGTCACATCCACATACCCTCAGGTGTTGTGGATCAACATGGAAATGCCAAACATCCGGTTGGTCATTTACCCAGTACCAACACGGGTGTTGGAGTGGCACTTCGTCAGTGTCGAAGAATTGACTCAACCTGCGTTGCTTGCTACCGAGTTGGTCATACCCCCTGGGTATCTTCGCGCTTTTCGATTTAACCTTGCTTGCGAAATCGCGGCAGAATTCGGTGTTGAGCCACCACCCACAGTTGCCAGGATCGCCATGGCGTCTAAGCGCACGATCAAGCGGATCAACAACCCCGATGACATCATGTCGCTGCCGTATTCGATTGTTGGTACTCGTCAGCGGTTCAACATCTTTAGCGGGAACTACTAATGAAATCCCCGATTCTAGGTGGTTCGTATTTAGCCCGTAGTACCAATGCGGCGGCGAATCGCTGTATGAATCTCTTCCCTGAATCGGTGCCAGAAGGGGGCAAGGATGCTGCGTGGTTGATGCGTTGTCCCGGCCTTAATCGCATCACCACGGTGGGCAGCGGTCCCATCCGGGGGATGTGGCAGATGGGCAGTTATGGGTATGTGGTGTCTGGATACGAGTTCTATAAAATCACAACCGATTGGGAAATTTCTTTATTGGGGCCGGTGAACGGCACTGGTCCTGTATCCATGTCCGATAACGGCACCCAGATATTTATTGCTTGTAGTCCGAGTGGGTTTATCTATGATACCCAGACAGGATTGCTGCAGGAGATCACTGACCCTGATTTCCCCGGTGCCGTTACCGTGTCTTACATCGACGGGTACTTCGTATTCAACGAACCGGGGTCACAAAAGATTTGGGTAACGGCACTCCTGGATGGCACTCAGATCGATGCTTTGGAATTCGCCAGTGCTGAAGGTTCTCCCGACAATGTTGTTGCGTTGATCGCGGATCATCGAGAGGTTTGGGTGTTTGGGACGAATTCCGTAGAGGTCTGGTATGACTCCGGTGCATTGGATTTCCCCCTAGAACGGCTCCAAGGTGCCTTCAATGAGATTGGATGTACCGCGCCATTCTCTATCGCCAAACTCGATAATGGTCTGTTCTGGCTAGGTTCTGATTCGCGAGGCAGGGGCATTGTCTATCGGAACCGTGGATACACGGGGGTCAGGATATCGACTCATGCTCTCGAGTTCGCTATCCAGAACTACGGCCCCATTAATGATGCTGTTGCGTACACATACCAACAGGAAGGCCATAGCTTCTATGTGCTGACTTTCCCTTTGGCGAACAAGACATGGGTGTACGATGCGTCCACCGAAATGTGGCATGAGCGCGGTGGATTCCACAATGGGCAATACTACAGGCATCGGTCCAATTGTCGTATGGTTTTTGCTGACAAGATCATAGTGGGCGACTTCGAGAATGGAAACATCTATTTCTTCGATCTGGACAAGTACACCGACAATGGGTTCCCCCAGCGTTGGACTCGTGCGTGGAGGGCATTGCCTCCAGGACAGAATAATCTGAAACGCACAGTCCACCATGCATTGCAGATTGATTGCGAGTCTGGTGTGCCTCTTGAGGCGTCTGATGCCCAACAGATCATCGATGCTGAGGACACAGCGAACATGATCACTGAGAACATGTCTACCTTCATCACTGAGGATGGTCGCATTACTGGTTATTCGCAGATGGTCCTTCGTTGGTCTGATGATGGAGGCCACACATGGTCAAATTGGCACAAGCGGTCAGTCGGCATCCTTGGTGAAACTTGGTGGCGTGTTATCTGGCGTCGACTCGGTATGACCCTTGCGCTCAGGGATCGAGTCTATGAGCTTAGTGGTGCTGACCCTGTGAAGATTGCGATCATGGGAGCGGAACTAACCATATCTCCGACAAACGCATGAACGTCACAAACATTCCTGCTCCTCGCGTTCCGTTCTTGGACTCCAACACCGGGTTAATCGCGCGTGAGTGGTATATGTTCTTGCTTAATATATTCACTCTATTGGGGAGTGGTGGTAGCGACATGATTGTTCAGGATCTGGCGGTTGCGCCGCACTTTGATGTGAATGATCCTGCGTTCACACTGGAGTCTGTCGCCTCTAGGATTGAGGCATTGGCCGCTGATGTGCAGAATTTGAATTTGGCTCCAGCGGCTGTGCCGCCAACGATGGGGGTTGCTGGCGGTGCGACCTTTCCCATCACTCTGACGGCATCACCGTTCATCTACACTAACACAACCGGCGTACCTATATCAGTGGTGATTAGCGGGGGCGGTGTATCGAATTTACGATTCTCAAGGAACGCTGCACCATTCATATCAACCGGTTCTTTTTATGGATTTTTCCCGCTTGGTGTGGGTGATCTCATAGAAGTTACCTACACAGTTGCCCCAATCATGACAGGAGTACCCACATGACAGTCTATGTAAAAACATTAATTCCATCTAAGATCGCCGAGGCTAGTCAGACGACCCAATACACAGCCCCGGCCACAGTGAATACGATCATCGACAAGTTCACAGCGACTAACTACTCGGCTACTGCTGCGACTCTCTCGGTTAATCTTTGCACCGTAGGGGCCACAGCAGGGAACGCTGACTTGATCACAAAGACAAGAACATTACAACCCTCGGAGGTTTACATGTTCCCTGAATTGGTGGGGCATATTCTGATGACGGGAAGTTTCATCAGTACGATAGCGGGAACAGCAACATCGATCAATATTCGGGCATCGGGCCGCGAAGTAAGTTAAGGAAAATACCATGCCGACACTTGTACCTCCTCCCAAGATCCAGTTTTTCGACGCTAACGGAAACCCCCTTGTCGGGGGCAAGTTGTACACCTACGCATCGGGGACTACCACCCCTCTTGCGACGTACACCAATTGGGGTGCGCTTACCCCGAATTCAAATCCTGTCATCCTGAATAGCCGGGGTGAGGCATCGGTATGGCTTGCCAACGCCTCATATACTCTCTATTTGACGAGTGCCGCAGATGTTGCCATATGGTCTGTGGATCACATCGATGGGGATACAAGCGCGGCTATCTTGGCGGCACTGGCGGCACCTGGGGGATCGGCATTGGTTGGATTTCTCCAAGCGGGCACAGGTGCCGTTGCGAGAACCGCTCAGAACAAGATGCGGGATATTGTCAGCGTCAAAGATTATGGTGCCGTTGGTGATGGTGATATTGATGACCGTACCGCTTTTGTGAGAGCGTACACATACGCATATTCCATAGGTGCAGCAGTGTATGCTCCTCCCGGCTATTATTACATTAGTTCGGCTTTCAGCATCTATGAGGTCCCCTTGATCTATTCCCGTGGAGTAATATTTACACAGTTCAAGCCACCGGGGGATGCTGGTAATATTTACGGGGAAGCTCTTGTCGCGTACCAAGCATCCGTCCAAAAGGCCGGGTTTATATCTCAGTCGGGAAGTGCTAATGAGACAGGTTTGTATGTTGGACTCGTAAGCGCCACTAGCGGGGCACTATCGAATTACCAAAAGAATGCGATCTTTGCCCGTATCGTACAAGCCGATCCAAGCACTACCTTAGCTTATCACGATGGCGTCGGGATAGAGGGACAAGGGATTATCCCGGCTACTAATGCGCTAGGTCGTGTTTGGGGTGTTCATGGTTTGGCATATGTCACGAGTGGAGGTGATGGTTCGGCATACGGTGCGGAGTTTGAGGTGTACAACTTCGGGTCAGACCAACCATTAGTAGATACGTATACTTCGAAATACGGTCTTCATGTCGTCGCGGGTGCGCATTTGACCACTGCCGGCATAAAGCTCACCGCAGCAGATGCGGGAAACATCTCGAATCCCAATAGAGGTTCTTTCACCTACGGGATTTATTCTGACCCTGAGGCATTTCCTCAAGGGTATTTCATCGCGCTAAGAGATAGGATGTCCTTTAATGAAAATGGGCATCTTACTATTGGGGCAATGTTTCCTTACGATACGGAAACATTGACTACTAATTGGAGTTCTGGAACTTACGGTAAGTCTATGATGGTGAACACCAACTCTGGTGGATGCACCTATTGGGGCTTTGTGTATAAGAATGAAACGACCCCGGCAAACTCGAAGGTTTACAGTGTTGGAATCCAAAACACGGCTGGTGAATTCCGCATCACAAACCTCGATGATGGTGCGATGAACACTAACATCAACTTCTCCATCCTTGATAACGTAGGTATCGGATTGTTTGGTTCTGCGGCTACACATCTTGCGAATGGTACTAAAGTCGTGTATCTGGCGAATTGCACAGCGGCCCCATCAGGCACACCCTTCGGAGGAGGTATCTTATATGCTGAGGCTGGCGCTTTGAAGTGGAAGGGTTCCAGCGGTACGGTAACTTCAATAGCTTCAGCTTAAGGAATTAAAAATGACACAAGAACAGATCAATGCCCTCTTTCTTCTTTTGGGAACTAAGGAGTTTGAGATTATGCAACTCCATAGAGCACTTGCTGAGGCAGAAATGAAACTCAAGAAGCTTGCTCAATTGGAAGAATCGAAATGACACAAGCCCTCGAGTCAGCGCCCATTTCCATGCGGGATCGGGTGCTTGCGCTTCAGGAGGAAGTGTCGAAGTTTCCTCAATACGAACCCGTCACCACACACACGTTCCATGCGGGTATGTATTGCCGGGAAGTATTTCGTGAGGCGGGGGTTCTTGTCGTGGGCAAGGTCCACAAGAAAGAACATTTCTATTTGATCGTATCGGGCACTGTTGCGATTACCACGGATGATGGGGCGCAGGAAGTCACTGGACCTAAACTACTGTGCAGTAAACCTGGAACTAAGCGGGCGGTCTATGCTGTTACAGATGCTCTTTGTATGACATTCCATGTCGTGACTGCCACCACGATAGACGACGCAGAAGCAGAGTTAGTGGAAAACGATATTAATGACATGTATCTTCCAGGAAATAAATTAAAGCAGGAGTACTTATCATGACATTTTGGAATGTGGGTGCTATCGTAGGTAGCGCAGTAATAGGTGGTATCGGGGCAAACAAAGCAGCGGGGGTTCAAGCTGACGCTGCTAATGAGGCCACTCAGCTTCAACGCGAACAGTGGCAACGGCAGCAGGAGAATCAAGCTCCTTGGCTTGCCGCTGGCACAAACGCATTGGCTCAGATGACAGCGGGGACTCAGCCCGGGGGTAGGTACACTCAGCAATTCGGAATGGACCAATTCCAGAAAGACCCCGGATATGCTTTCCGAATGTCGGAGGGGATGAAAGGACTTGATCGAACTGCTGCCGCTCGAGGGGGGTTACTCTCGGGGTCCACGCTCAAGGGTGCCATGCGATATAACCAGGACATGGGTTCTCAGGAGTATCAGAATGCCTACAACCGATTCAATCAGGGGCAGACCCAACAATGGAATCAGCTTGCGGGGCTTGCTGGTGTTGGTCAGACTGCTAATGCGGCGCTAGGTCAGGCCGGTCAGGCTTATGCGACTAATGCCGGTAACTACGGGATGCAAGGTGCTCAAGCGCAGGGTGCCGGGTACATGGGTGCTGCTAATATTATCGGGAATGCCATAAGTCAGGGTGTTGGGTCCTATCAACAGTCCAATCTCTTGAAAGCACTCCAGCAAAACCCTGGGCAATACGCATACAACGCTGGCGTCAACTTCACAGCCCCTAATACTTACGGTTAAGGATAGATCATGACACTTAATGATGTTATCGCACAGGGGATTCAGTTCAAGATGCCTAACATGCTGGAGCAGTATGCCCAGATGCAGCAACTCCAGGGGGGAGTGCAAGCGAACCAATTGAATCAGATGAAGATGCAGGAAATGCAGCGTTCTCTGCAGGAGCAGGAAGGATTACGGAACTATCTGTCAACCGCCACTGACTTGACAACCCCCGCATCGCGCATGGAAATGCTTAAACACGGGGCAACGGGGTTGGCGTACGGTAAATCACTCGATGAAGCTCAAAAGGCTGGTATGGAACGCCAGAAGGCGAGTGCTGATCTAGTCGATGTCAAATTAAAACAGTCTCGTCAGATGTTGGAAGGGGTGACCACACCAGATCAGTATTTGCAGTGGCATCAGGCGAATCATGCTGATCCCGTATTGGGCAAATATTTAGCTGATCGGGGGGTGTCTGCTGAACAGTCTCGTGCCCGAATCGATGCTGCGATTGCAGAAGGACCACAGGCATTTCAGCAAATGCTAAATGCTTCCAAACTCGGATCAGAGAAGGCGATGGAAAATCACTTCATCGAATCCAGCAGTGGACAGCAGAAGTGGACAAGCACAGTTCCGAAATACGGGACAGGGGGCGCTCAGATCATTCCAGGCACTATCGTCAATCAGCTTGCTACTCCGGGTGAACTTTCTACCGCAGCAACTGCACTTGCGGGGCAAAAAGTCACAGAGCGTGGTCAGAATATCACCGCAGCAACTGCCAAAGAGGGCCAACGAATCACGACTGCTGGACAAATTAGTGTTGCACAAACAGCAGCTAATGCCCTCAAGCAAGCTGGTGACCCGGTTATTCAAGGTAATCTTGCAGCAGCACGGACAACTGGAGAGACAATCGCGAAAGATACAATCGCCGCAAAAGCTGCGTTGCCACAGATTATCGCCGATACCGAGAAAGGTGTTAAGCTTATTGATGATGCTTTGGGATCGGCTAAAGTTGATGCTAAAACTGGCAAGGTCACATGGGGTAAAGGTGGTCCTTCTACTGCTGCTCGTGGATTTGGATCAGTTGGTGGATTACTTACCCCACTACTCCAATGGGTACCGGGAACTGCTACGGCAGACTATGTAAAACGTCACGACCAGATCACGGGCAGTGCCTTCTTGAAAGCATATGAAACCCTGCGTGGCGCTCAAGCGATCACGGATATCGAGGGTGCGAAAGGTACCGCTGCCATTACCCGCATGTCAATGGCTCAATCCCCTGCTGAATATATAATGGCCGCGAAAGAATTGCAGGATATCATGAAAGGAGGTCTTGTACGAGCGAAAGCCAAGGCCAGTGGCGCTGCTTCTATTGATTCCCTTCTTGAGAAGTACAAATAATGGCTACCCTTGAACAACTCAATGCGGCGTTGGTCAAGGCTGACGCTGCTGGCAATACTACTGATGCGAAAGCTTTCGCTGACGAGATCCGGAAAATGCGTGGAGTTGGAGAGGCCCCCGTCGCTCTAGCGGGTGCCACACCTACCACGGTGCCCGCCACTGCCGCGCCACGGGTTGAACTCACAGGTATGGCGCAGCCCGACAAGCCACAATCGGCATGGGAAAGAGCGTCCGGTGCTGATATTGTGGCCGGGTTGCCCCTTACTCGTGCTGTAATGGGCGTCGGCGCTCCCGTAATCGGGTTGGCACAACTTGGAGTAAATATAGCCGAGAAATTCGGACTAGATCCAAAATTTGGACAGGCGATCGCTGAACACGTTAGTACGCTGCAAGGCATGAAAGTACGTGGGATGGCCGCGCTTGGTGAACCCTCAAGTAATGATCTTATAGGTGGCGCAGCATCGATGGCGCTTCCCGGTGTGGGGTTGTCTGGTAAAATGGCCCCCGCTACTTCATATCTTGGTCGAGTAGCGCAAGGCGCGGGTGTGGGTGGGGCCGCTGGATTAACAACCCCAAGTGCGACTTCTGGATTGGAAGCCCAATTGGAACAGGGGGTAAGCGGCGCGGTATTGGGTGGAGGTATTCCTGCTGTTGCTCCCGCAGTTGCTGCTGTTGCTAGGGGTGGCTATCGTTCTATGGTTGAGCCTTGGTTGAATCCAGGTGCGATCAGGGGTCGGGCGTATCTAGAAGCCGCAGGAGAGAAGGCCCCGCAGATCTATAACGCTCTGATCAAAAATGAACAGCTTGTCCCCGGAAGTATGCCCACAGCAGGTCAAGCAGCAGTTGGGGCTAACCGACCTGAATGGTCAGCATTCCAGAAATCCGCTGCCGAGGGTGTGTTGCCCGAGAACTATCTTGCTCGAACTGATGCACAGAAGGCCGCACAAATTGCCCAAGTCCAAACGGTGGGGCAGACCCCCGCAGCGTTGAAATCTGCTGAAGCGTCACGGGCTGCTGACGCGCTAATTAATTACGCCCGTGCAGAGACTGAAGGATTTGATGATGTCATGGCGAAAGCTATGAAGCCACAGATCCGGCAGTTGATGTCAAACCCAAGCATCAAGGAAGCAAAAGTCGTGGCCGCTGATTTGGCAAGGCGGAATGGCATGAAGTTTGATGGCGGCGGATCTATTGAAGGTCTGGATTGGCTGAAGAAGGGGTTAGATGAGAATATCGGTATCGCCTCCAAATCTACATCCGCTGTGGGCGATGCAAAATTACGCGCCCTGATGCAAGCCAAGGAAGATTTACTCGCAACGATCAAGGAACTCTCTCCCGCTTACGACGAAGCACGCAGCGCATTCGCAAAAGCTAGTGTTCCGATCAATCAGATGGAAGTGGGCCAGTATCTTGAGAAGAAATTGGTTCCTGCTCTTGGTGAAGGTACGGGCGCTCTAAAAGCCCGTGGATTCGCTACCGCCGTTCAGGACGCCCCCGGAACTATTAAACGGGCACTTGGTGGTGGACCCCGTTACCAAGAACTGAAGGACGTCCTGACCCCACAACAGTTATCAGCGGTACGTTCTGTTGAGGACGATTTAGCGAGACAAGCCCGCGATGAATTATTAGCAGAGGCGGGATCCGCAACTGCCCCAAATGCATTGGATATTGCCACGGGGTCTATGCGGGCCGCTACTGGCGGTAAGGGTATTCCTAATCCACTTAGCCGTGTGGTGACCGTAGCAAATGCTCTGATTGGGCGACTTGAGGGCAAGATCGATAGGAAACTTGCCATCGAAATCGCCACTGAAATGTTGGATCCCAAAGCTACGGCAGCAGTGCTGAAAGAGGCCATGCAAAGAGAAGCGCGACGCAAAGGCACAAAGGCACTTATAGGGATGGGGCGAATACCGGCTACATTTGTCGGTACCCAGAATATGCTAGCTCCAGAATCGCAAAATGCGATGGTGCCGTAACATGGAAGTATTCAACTCAATTGAGGATAAGCGTTCAACCGATGCGATGATCCTTGACATGATTACCACCGTGTTGCAAGAGCAACGAAAACTGAGTTCTGCGCTGACTCAGCATATCCAAGATGAATCGATTAATTTCGATAAGATGATACTTGCAGCCCTTGCCCTTGGATATCCCGGAGGGGATGCTGAAGAGCACCGCAGGGGTCACGAGTTGACTATAAGAGTATTGCTAAAGCGTATTGAATTTTGGGACAAGATGAAGATATCGGTGAGCAGTTGGGGACTCATTGGGGTATTGGGGGCATTGGCGTTATGGGCATGGACCGGGTTCTTGAAGGGACCACATCCTTAGGAATATGAAAATGAGAACTTCATCAAAAGGTCTATACACACTGAAAGGGCTTGAGGGCTTTCGGGGGAAAGCATATCAATGCCAAGCAGGACGTTGGACATGGGGATATGGGTCAACTGAGAATGTGAAGGAGGGCGATGAAATCACTGAACCCGACGCAAGCCTGTTGCTCAGTCGGGAACTCATCCCTTACGAACACGCAGTCTCGACAGCGACGAATGGTTGCTGTAATCAAAATCAATACGACGCGCTCGTCATGCTGGCCTGGAACATAGGCATTGAAGGGATGCGAACCAGTAGCGTCATCAAGGCCCATGATCGTGGAGACTTCATCGCTGCTTCCCGAGCATTCGGTCTATGGAACAAATACACTAATCCCGCGACAAAACAGAAAGTGGTCAGCACGGGTCTAACCCGCAGACGTGCCATTGAGGCAACCCTCTATCTCACACCTGTATTTGGTGAAGCGATAATTGAGATACCGCAGGCGGTGGAGCCTCCAAAACCCATGTCTGAAAGCACCATCAATCGGGCGGGATTAGTTGCCGGCAGTACTGCTACGATTGCGGCGGTGACACAGACTGCCACGCTGATGAACCAGTTGAAGGATCAGGTCACAGAACTTGGCACATGGGTCGTACCGATCCTGTTGTTGTCAACTATCATCTCGATTAGCTATATGGTCTATCAGCGATTCCAACAGCGAGAGCAGGGACACGTGTGATATACAACTATGCCATCGTCGCCCTGATTGCCGCATCTATTGCGGGTGTGGGCACTTGGCGAGTGGAAGAGTGGCGATGGACTGCAAAGGAGGTGAAACGTGAACAACAGGTTTTGGCTGACCAGCAACGCATCGCAAAGGAGACTTTTCGGAAATCCGAGAAAGTCATTGCTGCCCAAAATGCCAGTGCTGCCCGCATGGTGTCTCTTAATCGCGCTGCCGCTTCTAGTCGTGATGCTCTTGGCAGCTTGCAGTACACCTCCGAAGTCCAGCGTCGAGCAGCCGCCGATTCCCTCTCTACCTGCACTGCCAATGCAGCTACCGTTGACCTCGTATTCGGCAAGTGTGGAGTTGCTCTTCAACGAGTGGCGGCAGATGCTGACCTCTGGGCGTCCACAGCCGTGATGCTGCACGATGCTTGCTTTAAATAAGAGGTTCTTTGTGTTTCAGGTTCCTTACCGCAGCAGCAATGTCCTTGCCTGTATGGATAAAACTTTTATCACAAAGCACCGCTGCCTCCTCCAACGCAGCATGACGAGTGTAGTAACTGTAGCGTTGCAGTACGGCATTTTTGACAATCAGGCGTTCTAACTCTGCCGGTACTTCACCCTTTTTATACCGCATTTGCTGGCTGGTGCAAAAGCACAAGAGTGTGGACACATAGCAATAACTCTCCCCATCGGGCCTGTTTTCCAACACGCACCAATCTTCCGAGTTGCCCACAGCCATGGTTGGCTCGAAGGCGATTTCGTAGTCATCGGGTACGTCGATCCTGCACAGATACGATCCGACTTCATCGTGCTGGATGGTCCATTCCTTGGGCACGGGCGCAGCATCCTGTCGGTTGATGGCAAGGCTCAGGGCCAGTTGGGTTGCTTGGGATTTGTTCATGGTCTATCCTGTAAAAGAATGAAAGTCTAGCGAAGTGAATGGGGGCTTATTCGGCATCGAGGGGCGTAACCTTTCGAGTAGGCTCATTTCCCATCCTCCTTAGTCAGCATACCGATGTACCTTTTTAATCTGCTGATCCGATCATTGTTGTAACCCACAAGTGCTGCGGCAAACTCCTTTGCTGTCTCTGCCTCGAGCTTCGCCAGTTCAGCCACCATGAGTTCTGCGCTTGCCACTTCGAGTGGGGTCAGTTTGCGAAATAATTTCTTTAGCCAATTCATTTCATCACTCCTTACATTTTCCTTGATATTCGATATTGCTTTACCGCCTCGCGCAGACCTGATTGCGTCTGCGCCTTTTGGTCAAGCGCCAATGCTTGCGCTTGATCCATCGTGTCAAGCATCAAGATACGATGACAGATTACAGGTGCCCCCTGACCTTGGCGCCTGATTCGCGCAGTGAACTGCTCGTATAGATCCAGACTCCAGTTCAACCCATACCAGACCACGATGTGACCAGTGTCCTGTAGACCGTCGATACCATGCCCCATAGAAGCAGGGTGCCCGATCATCAGGGGGCAATCCCCACTCTTCCATCGGCGCATCGCCTCAATCAAGGACGATTCGCTTTTACACTCAGTCAGATTGATTGGGCGAATCTTCTTGAACCGGGTCATGATCCTCTCAGCATCTGAGCGATATGCGTAAGAGCATAGGACAGGTTGCCCCTGGGCCTCATCGAGCACCTCCTCGAGCGCGTCGAGTTTGAGATCATGCACAGGCTCCCACAGAGGCATACCTGCCACGGGATACATGGCGCCGTTGCTAAATTGCAAACATTTATTTGTCAGTGACGCCTGATTGAACAGGTCAACCTCTGCACCACTGTCGAGCTTAATAAATAGTTCCCGCTCCATCTTGTCGTACATGATCCTGAGATCGTCTGGCATCTCAATCTCGATATCGTTCACCCGAAGGTCAGGAAGGGGGTTGTAGTCAGCCGCAGACATCTCCAGTGTGATTTCCCCTATCAACTGTTTGATCGTTGATTCTGTGTCATCGTAGGCCACTTCCTTATAGGGGCCGATCTTGCGGTAGAACCGGGTGCGAAATGCAGTCTTGCTGACCCCGAGGCGAAAGCCCCGGTCAACAACCAGGAACTGACCATGCAGATCCTTATACCCGTTGCTTGCGGGGGTGCCCGTGAGGCCAGTTGCCCAATCGAATTTGTCCAACACAGTCTTGATCGACCTGACCCTCTCTGTGCCTGAGTTTTTCATCTTACTCACTTCATCCCATACGATGCCATTGAATGGGATTGGTAGATTCTTCTTGGTGAAGTAGGTCTGAAGCGACTCTGCCAACCACTGCAGATTCTCATAGTTGATCATGTAGATGTCAGCGGGACGCAGCAGAGCACGGATGCGTTGGTCACGGGTGCCAGTAACCATCGAGAAGGTCAGATGCTTGGTGTGCCCCCATTTAGCAGCCTCTTGGCGCCACACAAGCCTGATAACCCGGATGGGGGCCACGATAATCACACCACGTAAGAACCGCTGGGCCAGCAGATGCGCCAGCGTGGTGAGCGTGATCACCGTCTTACCTAAACCCATATCAAGCCACAACATCGACTGTGGGTGGGTGCATTGGAAGTTGACTGCTCTTTTCTGGTAGTCGAATAGGAGGTCGGGGGTAAGGGTCATTCAGACCTCACTCAAAAAGGCATCACATCCAATGAGGGGGACGGTATCGGGGTTGTAATCAAACAGTTCCCTAACACGAGTTTGTGTAATCTTCATACTGACCCCCAGGACATCACATCAACCATGTCCTTACCATCGGCAATGTTGTCAATGACAAACACTTGAACCCCTTGACGCTGAAGCCTGTAGTGCTCTCGTAGTTGTGCAGCAGTAGCCTTCTTGCCGGGTGCTTTGAACTCGCAGAAAAACACTCTACCGTGCTTGGCGATGAACAGTCGATCAGGCACTGAGGACCGGGACGGACTTGTGAACTTGTACACGAGCATCCCTTTGGTTGAGGCATACTCACACACCTTCTTCTCAATCTGTTTCTCTAACATAGACACAAGGTGATCTTCTCCACCTCCCTCACGTAGTAGTCGTAATCCACAGGCAACACACCAGCATCTTTGATGTCATTGCACACCTGTACACCCCACCCGGCCTCCACTCTGATCTGCCGCCATTCCTTCTTGTCTTTGAGGGGTGGCATCCACTTTGTCAGACGACCACCACCCACGGCAATGTAGTATCGCGTGGTGTTCTGCAGTTGCTCCAGGATCGTGTCCTTCTCAATGGACAGATAGCTGGTGCGGGGGATCTTTGCCCTCAGCATGAAGTCGTAGATATCGGGCCATGCCTCCACAGTCCTCCTGATCGACACTCCATGAAGCAACACCAACTCAGCCACCTTGGGGACCACCAGTGCGCTATGATTTTGTGACCAATCCATGTCGTACTCATAGCAACCCTTGCGCTTGACCTTGCCCTCGGCAGACTCCGCGATGTAGTTGTTTACATCGCGAATAAACATTCTCTTATAGGTAACCTGCTCGAGTTGCAGCCTTGTGCGATGCTGCCATGCCTCGCAAGCAAGATCGACCAGAGCCTTCTTGTCCCTCGGAACACGCACTGTCACACCATCGGTGTTTAACTGGATCAGGGATAACCCCTCAATATGAAGTAGACCTTCAGTTAGTAGACACAAAAGAAGTTGACCATTCAATGTGATCCTCATCGTAAACAGTGGGTCGTAAAAGACACTGAATTTATTGTTCGAGTCGCCGTAGACTCCGTTGAGTGCAAGTTTAAGCATTGCGTTCTCGGTTGTTCCTTTGGCGTGGTGCTTGCGCTGCTCATAGAGATCAGCGTAGATGGCGCAGAACTCTGAGCCGAGGTGTTCTGGGTAGAACCCATTCGCAATCGCCAAGTTTGGATAATAAGATTGGACATCGAGGTCCACGATGACGAATTCATCATCGGAGGTGATGATCCGGTTTTCAACGCTACCGTGGATTCCTCCGAGGCCGAAGACAAACTCGAATCCTTCGATGTTTGCTGTGATGTCATTGAATACCCCTTTTGTCTCAGTTATGGTTTGTCCTTTGAGCCACTCAAGGATGCGTTGGAACTCGGGCTGGTCGAAGTGCAGCCAGTGCAGGATGGCGTCCTTGAGCACGATCACCGGCCGCTTGGTCTGCCTCGGTGTGCGCCCATCAGGGCCATACTCATAGCAAGGAACTCCTGCTTCTTCTAGCTTCATGATGAAGTAGTCCTTCCCAATCTTGGTGTCGTTATGGTTCATAAAGTCCCGTGAATATTTCTGAGTCAATTGCTCACGGAACTTGATCATGTCGAGTGTGTGGTGGTAGAACAGTTTGGTCATGGACACATCGTGTGCGTTGTACCGCTTGAGCAGGGGTAACTGGTCCTGAGTCAGATCAGTGCCCACAGGGAACGGTAAGTCCTGGATGCTATCTGCCCTCATGTTGAACTCGAGCACCTTCAAACTGGTAGACCGCGCCCGGTTGTCAAAGTGGTGGATCTTGAACAGATCGATCTGTTCAACAACCCGGTCCTTGGGGTAAACCTGATGCACCCACTTGTCATCATCCTGAGAGTCGATGATTGATTGGGCCTTGAGGTAGAGGGTCTTGGCATCAGACTTACCCATGCGGGCCAGGGTATGCAGGATCGGGTAGTCGAACCCAAGATTGTTAAACCCTATCATCCTGGCTCCAGTGTCCCCCAAATGCACCAGGAAATCGATGATGGCGCCAGAATCATTGCGCCATGGGCTGATCTCATATGCAAGCCTCATCGGCCCCAAAGTCTGTTCGAACGCTATTGTGAATACATTTGGGTATGTTTCACAATCGTAGATCCAATCGGTCATTACAGTTACTCCAATTACAAGGGCCGGGGTACTCACTGCACCATTACACAGGGGTCATAACTCCCTGTGTTCTGGCATCCGCTTTCCCCCGTATTACATCAGGTCAAGAAGGAAGGCAACCCAAGTGGTGCGAAACTAGGTGCCGCAGTCTGCCCAAAAGGAGCAAAGGGCATCTGGACCACAGGTTGAGTCGCAGGACCACTGACCACTGAACCAAACATCCCAGTGGTGTCAACTGGACCCTCGCCGAAGGCTGTATCATCACCAGCGAACTGCAGAGCGACGAGATCACAACGGATGCCACGACCAAATTTGTTCTCCTGCAGCCACGGTTTGATTGCAGCGTTGACACGGCATCCACCATACATTTTGCGAGTAATCAACTGGTAGGCCATGGTATTTGATGGATCGATGGGTTTACCATCAGCATCAATGATCTGCGGCGGGCTATCCTTGCCGCATGTGATATAGGCATGACCCGCATACCCGTCATAAGGCAGGAAGGTCTTCTTGTTGACCTTCTCCTCACCGGCCCCAAAGCAGCGCACCTTGCGGTCCTGCTGGATCATCTGCATCACAGTGTTGACATGTTCTTTCCACTTATCAGTCACCAACTCAACATACCGTGCGATGAACGCTGCCATTGCGGGACCGTCTTTGGGCACGATTAGTTCGCAGTTATAGCTGATACGTTCCTTGCCGGTGGACTCATCCACCTTGCGTTGAGGTTCAGCGATGTGGGGAAAACTCAGCCTAGCGTTAGAGATCAGGACGACCCCATTCATTTCAGTTGCCATTTTAAATTACTCCAAAATTACTTTAACCAATCTGGCAATGTCTCCACTGCCAGCACTTCAACTGCACCGAAGAGGGGTGCAGCGTTCAGACTCACGGCTTGTCGTGAATCGGACTCGGATACGACAGTCGGTTTCCCGGCCATCTTTGTGACGTACTCATCATTCAGGATCTTAAGTTGCCGTGCACTGAGTTGCTTGCATATCTTCTCACCCTTGGACTCTTTTGTCCACTGGAGCTTCTCAGTCTTGGCTATGCTCACCAGTTTTGTCTCGAACACTGCACTTTTGGGAACACCCATCGTAGTCAGTTTCAATGCAATCTGATCATCGGGTAATGCCCACACCCTCGAACCGCGACCATACACCACCTTGAGGCCGGGGATACTGATCCCTGCATTCATGCGGCGCAGTGCCTCGATTTCAACAGCATCAATCATTGTACGCATCAGAGGTGCAGCCTCAAGGATCTCCTTGATCTTCCAGTTTGAAAGTTCAGTGGGTTCCTTGTTTGCAGATTGCTGTGCAATGTTGATGGGACTGAACAGACTCATTGCATCCATGACATGCGAATTCACAGCAGCGCATCCACCCTTGGCACGGCAGAATTTGCACTGACTATCCCCTGGCACCAATGGCGCATCAGGATCATCAGTAGCTGCAGCCTTGCTCACAATTTCACCAAGCTTACCCATCAGTTCCTTCGATGTCATCTCATGTGAGGTGATTGGAGGGATGCCCTTGAGCGCGAGTTTGGGTTGGATAATTGTGAATCGCACTGTTGAGGGCAATGATTCGCTGTTGACAGGAAGCTTCAGACCAGCCAATACACCGAGAGCATACTGCTCAAGCTGTGGGTTAGACTTGGCATCCACGGTCCCCATGCCATCCTTGTAGTCGATCACTTCGACAATGTTTGCACTCCAGATGATGACATCAACTGTGCCTCCCATGTCGGGTCGTCCTGTGTAATAAGCGGGATCAACATGGGACTCTGACCACAGTTGTGACGGGATGCCTGATCTTATAAGCTCTGCCCCCATCCGGTCCTTGATGTAGTCTACGGCGACCCTTACTCGTGCTGCCCGATCTGCGTCAACGATGAACTCCCCCTCATGGTCACTGAGAGTCAGTCCTACCATCGTGGTAGGGTCTGCCAGATCTACCTTGATGCATCGCTCCAGTAGATAGTGGGTGTGGGTGCCATCAATGGCAGCAGCACCACCAGAGGAGTCGGGGTACTTCGCCTCCTCCCGGATCGAACCGGGACACAAGTGCCACCGATGTGCCCTGCTTGGCGACAGTGTAGAGTGTGCGCTCATCAGAGCACCTTGATGCCAGCATACAGTGCGGGGTAGTCCTTTGCCGCAATGTCGTTAATGTTCTTGTAGCCCAGACTTTCAAGCACTCCTTGGATCAGCGGGCCTTTCGCAACCCCCAACTCTTTGTAACGGCCCAGAACGTAGTCGAGCATCGTCTTAGGGTTGTTGAACGGGACCACATCGGGGGCAGCAGACTGTGTGTTGAACACTGGGGGTGGTGGCATTGCGGATGCAGGAGCAGGAGTGGGTGCGGCCTTGGGTGCAGGAGCAGGAGTGGGTGCGGCCTTGGGTGCAACAACCTCAGCAGCTACAGCAGCTACAGCGACTTTGGCCTCATGGGGCAGTGCGTTGATCAATGAGTTCAGTGCATCTGCGTTTGCCTTCACGGCATTGGCAATGGAAATGATCGCTTCATTACTTAACATCTGGATTTCCTTGGATAGTTACAGGGGGAGTGAGAATGAGTCGTTCATTGACGATTGACTCGATTACTTCGCGCAAAACGGCAGACGGTGTAGTCACTCCAATTTTGGCGCGAAATGCTTTGTAGACAGCAGGGGATACCCTGACTGTCAGGAAGTGGGTTTTGACTTTCTTTGGTTTCATGATTTAAATAGTACCACGAAACCACACAACGTGCTAGACTTGCGAAAATAAATTTTAGAGAGTAGTAATGTCAGCTTATTACAACGAGATAGACCCTTATGCTGTTCAGTGGATGAGGAACCTAATCACAGAAGGCTTGATTGCCAAAGGAATCGTGGATGATAGGTCAATATCAGATGTCAAACCTTCCGAGTTGGCTGGTTTCATCCAATGTCACTTCTTCGCAGGTATCGGAGGCTGGAGCCACGCTCTCAGACTCGCAGGATGGGGTGATGACAGACCAGTGTGGACAGGATCATGCCCTTGTCAACCTTTCAGCACGGCAGGCAAAGGAGCAGGAACTACTGACGAGCGGCACCTATGGCCGCATTGGTTCCATCTTATACGGGCAGTCAGACCTCAAGTTGTCTTTGGTGAACAGGTTGAAGCAGCGATTAACCACGGGTGGCTCGACCTTGTTCAAGATGACCTGGAAGGAGAAGGTTACGCCTTCGCTCCAGTCGGTCTACCTGCTGCGTGCGTCGGGGCACCGCACATCAGACAGCGACTCTGGTTCGTGGCCGACTCCAGATTGTCACAACAGCAGAGATGGGACGAATCTCAGGAAGGACTGCAACATAGGAGAGGGGATGCACGGGGTGAGCCTACATCATGCTGTTCACCTCTTGGCGCAGATGGCATCTTGGCCGACAACAACAACACGGGATTGGAAAGACGGCAGTCAGTGCGACAACGTACCACTGAACAGTCTCCTTGGCAGGACGGTCTGGTTAACTGGCTCCCCTGTCGCGATGGAAAAGCAAGGCCAGTTGAACCCGGCACATTCCCGCTGGCTCATGGGATACCCAATCGAGTGGGACGCTTGCGCGCCTATGGTAACGCGATTGTCCCGCAAGTCGCTGCTGAAGTGATTAGAGCCTACATGGAGTGTCAACCCAAATGAACACCGTCCCAATCATGCAACACCCATCCTCAATTGACGCATACATCAGACACGGATGGAGCCTGATTCCGATTCCACCGGGAACGAAGGGACCGACAACGGTAGGGTGGAATCTCAAAGGAAACGCAGTCAAGATCTCGGACGATCTACCGTATGGTTCAGGCATCGGGCTGGCCCATGCATACAGTGGCACGATGGCGTTTGACATTGATCATTGGGACAACACCCTTGAGATACTACGTCAGCGAGGGATCGACCTTCAGATTCTGTATGACGCCCCCGATGCGGTGATCATCGACTCTGGCAGACCGGGTCACGGCAAACTGTTGTACTCGATGCCTTTTGGTCTGGTTCTACCAACCAAGAAGAAAGTCGACCAGCACATTACAGCATTTGAGTTGCGTTGCGGTACTGCAGGGGGACTTACGGTTCAGGATGTACTGCCACCGTCAATCCACCCCATCACCAATCAACCTTATCGGTGGGCCGGTCTTGGCAATTGGCAACGACCACCAACCATCCCTCAACCCCTGCTCGATCTGTGGCATGAGATGCTGGCGCAAAATGATGCCCCATCATCCACCGGGGTGACCCCCTCTGAGCCACTTGATTGGGACGAGATCACATCGGCAGTGAATGCAGTAGATCCGGACTGCTCGAGAGATGAGTGGATCACCATAGGCATGGCACTGCACACCACAGGGGAACCGGGATTCAAGGTATGGAGGGAGTGGTCAGTCAAGGGAACCAAGTTTCCAGGGGAGCGCGAGATCGTCAAGCAGTGGACAAGCTTCGATTCGGGCAAAGCGACCACGGTCAAGATGGGCAGCTTGTTCCACATAGCCAAGCAGCATGGATGGTCCAAACCACCCATTGATGTGACCGGACTCTTCCCATCGAATGTGATCACCCCAGAGCAGCTACTGGCGGGACTTCACGCACCTATCCCCAACATCGACCTTACCCTGTTCCCCAAGGTGCTGGCGCACCACGCCCACCAAGTGAGTGAGCAAATAGGGTGTGACCCCTTGGTGCCACTTTTTTCCGGCCTTGCAGCGGTGTGCGGGGTGATCGACGCACGCATCAGACTCGAGTTGATGAATGGTTACAGGGTGCCTCCTGTGTTATGGTTAATGACCATCGGTGCGCCGGCCGACAAGAAGACACCGGGTGCGAAGCCAATGATGCACACCCTTGGCGACCTTGAGCGAGAAGACATGCCCGCATACGCCAAGGCACTCAAAGATTGGGAATATGCCGAAGTGACATACGGTGCAGCCGATAAATCAAACGTCGAACTGCTCAAGAGTGCCGACTATGCAGCGGGGGTTACACCTCTGAACACTCTGCCACCTAAGCCAATCAAGCCCGTCCCCCTTCGCATCACTGTATCGGACATCACTTCTCAAAAGCTGGTCTATCACGTAGCGGAACGCCCTCGGGGTGTGCTGTGTCACCTCGACGAGATGAGTTCGTGGATACGCAAGATGGCAGACTCATCGTCAGGTGATGATAGAGCCACCTGGACACAAAGCTACGAGGCAAACGACTACATCGCAGACCGGGTAGGGACCGGGTCGACTACTTGCATCAATTTCGCAGTCAGCATATATGGAAACGTGCAACCCAAAGTACTTGAAAAGAACATCACATCATTGACCGGTGACGGGTTGCTGCAACGCTTTTTGTTTGCTAATCTGAGAGGGTCGTACACCAAATTAGGTGAGCCTGACATGCCCTGCGGATCTGAGGCGTGGGATAACTTGCTGCGCCTCACTCACGCACTGCCTCAGAGAATCTACACGATGAGTGACGGAGCCTACCGGGTATATCGTGAATTTCAGCGATGGTATGAGGGTGCAAAGCGCGACGAGCGACTGACGATGGCGGCAGATGATTACATGACAGCATTTGGCAAGCTCGAGGGCACTGCGGGCCGATTGTGTCTATTGTTTCATGTCATGGAGTCCCCATTCGACCCCCAAGTGTCGATTGATGTGGTGCAAAGAGTTGTGAAGCTCGTTAAGACGTACCTGATACCGTCCTTCCGGTTCACTCTTGGTGAAGTGGGCGGTATCGACACCTTAAGCTCTTTCCTATCTGACCTTGTCATCCAGTACTCGGATCAGTCTGTAATAAGCCTACGCGACATCAAACGATCAGCCAAGCGTCGATTTGAGAAAATGAATACCCAGGTAGTCACCGACATCGTTATTGCAGCAATGGTCGAAATGGAGGTCGCCGGGTGGGTGATTAGGACTGATGACCTGACGAAAGAAAAACAAGGATATGCGACGTGGGCTATTAACCCGATCCTGGTCACAATCTTTGCGAGTCACCGCAAGTCAGTGATTGATGCAAAGATGCGGATTAAAGAACAGATCATCAGTAGAACAGGATCCGAAAAAAAGCCCCATGTGCATGGGGCTAATGACCTGCAGGGAATGTTCTAGAAACCCCGTCAGGTGTCGGAGAGGGAGCCGACGAATGCATTATGAACCTCGGGGCATAAAGTCTCAAAGATTTGCAACACCTCGATGAGTCGACCTACCACAGCAGCCGGTGACCTTTCACCACTGATCCACTTCCTGAGGGTGGGCACTGGCACTCCGAGATACATCGCACACTCAGTGATTGACATGCGGCGACGCACCATAAGTTCCTTTATCTGCTGCGGAATTGTCATAGTATCCATGGGTTACTTCTCCAGCACGAGTATAAACAGTGCCACGATTATGAATAATACGAGTGTCGTAATCATGATGTCGCAAGTTCAATCCTCGCTGGTATTGGTACTTTTTTGTATCTCAAGATATGTTTCCTTTCGTAAGTATTCCGGTTTCGATCAAATGCTGTTGCTATCGAGAATTGTTGTTATAGCCAGCGGCTCATCGTCGGGCATAGTTTTCCCGAGATTCTTGAGCAACTTGGTCCAGCCTGATGAACAAGGGGAACAAGCGCGGATTTTCAATAATGTTGTTTTCATGTGTCATCTCTTTCTCAAGCGCAGCGATTGCAGCGTCAATACGACCTTGCTCGCACTCCTCTAGCCGATAACCGTTGTCGTTCATAAAGTGCAGCATCGACAGCGCCAGCTTCATCGCCGCACATTGCTGATTCATAATATTAGTGCGGGCGGCTAGGATTGCCCGGTCACACTCAATTGCGTCTGCCGCAGCTATCCTGTCTTCAAGTGTGCAGCCGACAGGGTGGCGCAGTCGTTGTTGTAGTGTCGTCATTTCTTACCTCCCGGTTTACGTATCGTGTCAGGTATAGAATTCGCGTCGGTCAGACGCTCGATTGTGATTACTCGATCACTGCACACGGGGCAGCGCTTCTCGCGAAAGACCTCGTGGCCCCTGTCGAACACCGATATTGTTTTCAGCTTGATCTCGCATTGTGTGCATTTCACTTCACACCCCACAGTCCAAGGGCGAAGCAAGTGAATAGGAACCCCACACCGCACAGAAAACTCAATATCCGCCCAACCCACTTGTCGATGTCGTCGGTGTAGGGGTCAGCTTCTTTCGGTTCTTCTTCTGCAAACCATACTTTCATCATGGAGTCTCCAATATTTCTGTTTCAATGCGCTCAACATCATCAGGTGTGAGCTTCCTTGTCAGCCACGGTGCCTCCCGGCCACGGCGGTCAAGCACTGTGAATTCGATTTCTGCGTAGCCGTAGCAGTCTTGGTCGCTATCGCAGTCGGGGCCGAGTGGTTCTTGCACGAAGCAGTGGTCCACCCGAATGATGCAGGGTATGCCTGACACGGTTGATACGATCGTCATATCTTTACCCTCAGTTGGTGGTCCCATTCAGCAAGCCAAGATGTCGACATGTCTTCAGTGTCGGGGTGACCCTCCGATGCGTCGGCAATCACACGTACAGCGTCCGACAGTGCGGCCAGGAGAGTCGACATAGCCTGAGGTCGTGGTTTGGGGTGAATGTACAACATGCGCTCCAATTCCTCTGGCGCCAGTACTAAGATGCTCATTTTGGTATTCCCTCTCAGTGTGGTAAGTCGGCCAGCTTGTCATAACACAAGCACAAGAGTCCACATACGACAGATGTGATTAGGGCAAACCCTACATTGCGGAGTTCACAGAATCCCGCAAACAGGATCGCGACCCCAATCAGTACGATCGCGATGAATCCAAAGATCCTGGACAACATCGCGTAATATGATAGGTGGTTCATATCATCCCCTTAAGTTCAATCTTTACCCGCTTTGCAACATCACCGCGCCATGCTTTGGCATTGCTCAGGAAATAGAGCACGATAGACTTTCCATCATCGGCACCGTAGTAGTCCCTGGAAGTATTCATTGTTGACATGGCTTGAAGGTAGGGGACCGCGCCAAAGTATGGTTTTTTCCAATCAGCTTGAATTTCTTGGGCGATAGCGCGAAGTGTGCGGATCTTGAAGTCACCTAACAGCCCATCAATGCATTTGGGGTCAGATCCCACTCTGACTTGGGGTTTATAGCTCATGGTAATTTTCCTTTACAGTTATTGGTATCGGCCAAAAATAGCCCGTAAGCCCGCTAGAACGGGCTTGCAGTCGACCTTTAGTGCAGCTTGTAGCTTACTGGCTTATCTGACCAGCAAGCCCTACAGTCTCCACATTTGCCGGCCTGATTCGGTGCAGGGCAAACCTGAGAATTAATAGCTATCACCCGGTGAACATTTGATACAGCTATTCCCTTTACCCCTTGTAGTGATTTTGGCACTACGACGGGGACGTCAGGATACATAGCTGAAAGTCGAATTGTGAGATTCGATGGGATTACATTGTCAGCGCAATACTGCTTGACTATTGAGTATTCCCGTGTAGGAAGCCAAAACTTGCAGTCTGGCAGCTGGCGCGCAATCTCGGCTATTTTGCCCAGGTGGGCCGCATCCTGTAGATCTCCGCTATCGTGCCAGCGAAATAGCGGCGCTGACCCAATCAATATGACCATTGCGTCGACCCAATCAGGATCTGGTATCGAGTCGAGTCGGGCATGCTGTGCTGGCTCGACGGTTGACGCATACATCGAATAAAAACCCTTATTCGCATAGCACATGGAGCAAATGCTACCCGCAATTTTAGACATCTTAAACCCGACTTTACATGCGAGGGTAGGCAAGCTGTAGCTGTCACATGGCATTTTACTGGTGGAGGTTAAAGATCCTGCTATTGATTTGGCCTGGGTTTTGTTCATTTTGAGTTACCTTTACGAGTGGGTTTAAGTGCTGACGTGTTTAGTATCGACCCAATGGGTCATCTTGTCAATAAGAGAATTGTAAAGATGATGTAAACCCATTGGGTCTAGTGGCGCCACTGGCGCAGGGATGAGGGTAGGTGCGTATCGTCATCTTTTAGAAAAGAGATTAAAAAATAATGTGTATTCGTGTGCGAGGTGCATCTGGGGACAGGATGCACCCATCGGGGTATTAGGTGTCGCCAGTGGCGCCAGCACTAGGGGTTGTCTGCGCCAGTGGCGCCAGTGTGCACCCATTGGGTTTTAACTGTGGCTTGGGCGCTGGGCGCTGGTCGCTGGGCGCTGGGTGCTGGGTGCTGGGCGCTGGGTGCTGGTGCTGGTGCTGGGTGTTTGTACTGGGTGTTTGTACTGGGTGCTGCGCCGGGGTCCCGTACCCTGCCGTCTGCGATTGGTATGGGCAGACCCCGTGAACCAATTTTTCAATTTTTCAATTTTTCAATTTTTCAATTTTTCAATTTTTCAATTTTTCAATTTTTCAATTTTTCAATTTTTCAATTTTTCAATTTTTCAATTTTTCAATTTTTCAATTTTTCAA